CTTTGGTATAGGCATTTCTCGGTACATGATTTTCCCCACTACGGTACAATGTTGTACTACGTGTGACATGTTATACCGAGAATTGAACGTTATATGCCTAGGTGTAATAACACTAATGTTGCATTACGCGATGACATTAGTATTATATTTTGTGTCACGTTATGTTTATATCTGCGATATTCGGCTGTCTGTCCGTGGTAACGCCGATACAGCCGACTACAATTATATTATATCACACCCGGCGCGCGATACAATGCCGATATATGATTTTTCAAAAATTTTGTAAATGACGTGTTACGGGTATTGACAAAGTGAAATTCCTGTGCTATGATATGGGCACAAAGCAAAACCACAAACATAAACACAAACCAAAGGAGAAAAACACAATGAAAAAAGAAAACATTTTGAGTTATCGTGACGTTGAAACGATATTGAACGCGTTAGTGCTGCGGGCAATGGATGAGCGGAAACGCGCGAACATTGCCGAAAATGAAAAGGATGATGTAACAGCAGAGTACCACCGGGAACAGGCGGACGAGTGTAGCAGGGTGATATCAAAATTACGTGATTTTGTATTCTGACGCCGAAACGCCCGGTTTTCGGGCGTCCGCGTCGAATGGCCGCGACGCGCTGACGATGGCAGGCCGGTATAACAATACGAACAGGAGAACAGAATAATGAAATATTTTAGCAGTTGCAGAAGTCTCGACGAACTCAAAGCCGAATACCGCCGTTTGACGCTCAAGCACCATCCCGACGTCGGCGGAGATGTTGAAACTATGAAAGAAATCAATGTTGAATATGAAAATCGTTTCGCAGCGCTGAAAGCAGCGCACAACGCCGCAGCAGACGCTGACCATCAAACCACGGAAACAGCGGACGAATACCGTGAAATCATCCTTGCGTTGCTACGAATGGATGGCCTTGTAGTCGAGTTGTGCGGATCGTGGTTGTGGATCACGGGGGAAACCCGCAAGCACAAGGACGAATTAAAAGCTATCGGCTGCCATTGGAGCAGCACGAAAAGCGCGTGGACGTGGCACCACGCGGAACCCGGTGCAAAATGGTATCGCGGTAAGCGAACCATGGGCGAAATCCGCAGCCGGTACGGCTCTACCGTTTACGGCGCTGCGGCGCGTGATGCTGTTGCGGTGGTTTAATCCACCGCGCAGCATGTTGAGGTTAAATAAAAAATGTTTGAAAATAGGAAAGAAGAAGGAATTCGCGTGTGGGCTTATTTGATATCACCGAGCGCGATAAATAGAATTGAAGATTGCAAGCTGCAAGGGGATCGCGCAGCTACAGCAATCCGGCAGGCCGAAGGCATGATTGCACGTTTACGCGATTATCAGATGGCTCTATGTGATCGCGCGCGTGAAATTGTATGCGCCCCTTACCATATAGAAATAGAGTTCCGGCGGGAACGTTCATACAGTGATAACCGCGTGCGGTATATTGCTGAAATTTTTCGAGTATATGACGTGAAAGGGATTCCGCGTCAGACTATCCGGCGTGAAATATGGTCCGGAAAGGAACGCCACAAGGCAATGAAAGCATTTACCGAGATAGAACGAGCATACCCCGGAGCGCCGATAACGCGAAAGTTGGAGCCTTCACCGTGGGAGCGTTAATTTTTCAAAAAATTCGTAAATGACGCGTTACGAGTCTTGACAATTAGAAGAGTCTGTGATAGAATAAAGTCACAAAGATAAAACAAACGAAACAAACGAAAGGAATAAGAGAAATGAAAACCTATTTTATTGGCGAACGGATCGTAGAGTTTGAGACAGACAGCTTAAAAGCGGCGAAAGCGTGGGCAACACGTAACCGCTATTATCTCGGACGGCTGAGAGTCCCGGATATTTACATTCGGGTACTTGACGGCCGCGAGGAGCTTGCTTCGGTCGGTGAGTATAACCGCCAGACGGGCCGGACGAAATGGACGGGCGTCTATTGACGAAAAAGGAGAGAACCGAAATGCAAAAGACGACGAATAAAGCCCCGTGGGTAAAGTGCACCTACCGCGCCGTGACGGGAATCGTCAATGGGTACGGCGTTAGCGTCGACCTTGGCGACGGAAATATTCCGTGGCCGGTTGGGTGTCACAAGGTGCGCGGGAAGTGGTATTTGGATGATATGATAACTGGCTTTTGGCTATGTGGTTACAAGCGGATGCCAAATGTGGGAGAGATTATCCAGGCTATGCCTATCTTTATTAAGCACGCTGAAGCTAAGTGCCACTCGGAAGAATCGGACGAAACGCGCATATTTTCTAGTTCGGAAATTACGGCATACAAAACGCTGGCGGTATTTTATCCGCGTGTATCTAACGTGATGATCCGCGAATTATATCGGGGGCACTATCTTGATAGCACGTTTAGTTGCGTGTGCCTGCGAATGGGCTGGCATGCTAAGGAGGGCTGAAAAAATGAACGTCATTTTGTGGGCTATTGTGGCATTAGCAGGCGTTGCGCTGCTGCTAGTCATAGCCAAAGCCTGCTGCAAATTTGCGACAACATTTGAGTCTTGGGCATTTTTTGATGGTATAGTCAGCGTGTTACTGCAAATTCTTTTCATTGGTGGTGCCGCAACAATTTTCGCAGCCCTGCTGATCGGAATGTTAGAAAGGGGTGGGGCATAATGGCCCGCAAACCAGCAATCACGCGCACGATCACCACAGAAGACGTGACGATCAGCGCAGCAAACGAACAAAGCGGCAAGCTGCAGGCCTTGACTATTACAATCCCGGTCGGTAGTAAAACCGACCTAGAGCGCCTGCGCGTGATCCGTCCGCAGCTCCCGCCGCGCATTCAACCGCTGCGGGTTGTGAAAGTCGCGCCGCCGGAAACGCATATCTACAGGATGAGCATTCCGGATTTTGTAGCACATGCGGCAATTTATGATTGCCGTGACGGCAATCGCAGTGTAACGGATACTTAAACAAAACTTAAACAAGTTGTAAACGGGGTCAGTCCCTTTACATAATAACAGAGCGGCTATCTCAATAAACTAGCAGAAAGGAAAAAATAACTATGGCTAACCAGAATTACACCTGCAAGATCATCGAGTCCAATGGAGAATTTGACGCCTACGAGCGCGTCATGGGCAAGGATTTGGGGGACGCTATCCCCCTTGACGAGGCAACGCAGCAGTGCCCTGTCGTGATCGAGTACGAAAAGCACTTGATCCTCGGAATCCACAACGAAAAGTCCGAGGACAAGGACTATGAAAAATGCGTTGTGATCGATCCGGAGGGCCGCAAGTTCGTTTGTGGCGGCGCGACGTTCCGCCGCGAGCTGAAGAACATCGTTGCCGAGCTGAGCGATGCTGGGATTATCAGCGGCTTCAATATCAAGGTCTACCGGAAAGCTAGCAACAATTACAAGGGCAAGGATTTCATTACCTGTTCCCTGACCCGCGAAAAGCCCACTTTCTCGGCCGACCCGGACGATTGCGTCATGTGTGTCGACCCTGACGCGCAGTAAATCCACAAGGCCCGGTGTAACAGCCGGGCCTAATCCTAAATAAGGGGGTGATGATATGGCGACTCCGAAACCACCGAAAAATTTGGCAGCATATAACAAAGAGTTGCGCCGCATTGGACGTTTTATGCGCTCCGCAGAACAGCGTGGATTTACCTTTTTAACCGATATCCCGGAGCAAAAGGCAAAGCCAACGAAGAGAGACGTTGAGCGCCTGAAGAAGCTGACCCCGGAAAAACTGTATAGTCGCGCATACTACACGGATGATAGCGGCAATCAAGTCCCGGCGTCTCCGCAGCGTGGCGGCAAGTGGATGCCGACAAAATCCGGGCAGATTACAGCCGGGGGTAAAAAGCAGAATTATCAAGCGGCTATGCGTGCAGCGTATAAACGCATGGCACGCGCGGAAGCCCGGCGCAACGCACAAGCTGAGCGCGCAGCCGAACGTCGAGCATCCAAAGCAGCGCAGAAGGCAGTAGCGAAGCGGGAAGCAGAACAAGCACGACAGGAAGCACGCGCCGCCGGTTATCAAAATATCATCGACAATCTAAAAGAACCACTAATAGCCTTTACTCCGTCGTATCGATGGGACGATGTCGCAAAGCAAACAGCCATTCAATACCACAATTTTTTCGAAAGAGTATTGAACGCGGCGGAATCAGAATTAGGTGCAGCGGAGTTAGCTAGAAGAATCCAAAACAATGGTGTAGAGCTTCAAGAGATTATCGACGAGATGCTCTACAAATACTATCATACGGCTGAAGAAGCCCGGTTTAATCTGAATCGTTTTGTGCGGCTCATTATGGGCAAAGACGCAAATCTTGCGGATTACTCGCCGGGCAAAGGCGAAACACTTGCTGAAGAAGCCGAGTATTATACGGCGGCAGACGGTTCAAGTTTTAGCAATGAGTACGCCGTGCGAGGTATGTCTAGCGGATACTATGACGCGGAGCGCGGTGCACCGGTTGACACGACGCTTGAGATCATGACAGGCGCCAGCGATATGATAAGGGTGCAGGGTGGCGTCATTAGCATGGATGATTTTTTAAGGGGCGGTGGTGTGATGCCGTTTGAAAAGCCGGGCTAAGACCTTTTTGGTCGGGGACTTCGAGACAACCGTCTATGAGGGGCAAAAAGATACCGCCGTTTGGGCGGCTGCCATTGTCCCGTTGTTTACAGAGTCGGTTGAAATCTATCACAGCATTGCGGACTGCTGGGCAGGTCTGCGAAAGATCGCGGGGGATATCGTTTGTTATTTCCACAACTTAAAATTTGATGGTGCATTTTGGCTAGACTTCCTATTGATTCAAGCGGGCTACAAACAAGCTGTTGATGATGTGGAAGATGTACATCAGGTGCGTTTCCAGCGACAAAAAGACATGGAAAACGGCACAATTCGATATAGCATCTCTGACATGGGTGCATGGTATACGATTTGTGTCAAAATCGACGGCAGATATATAGAATTTCGGGACAGTCTAAAGCTCCTCCCCTTCTCTGTCAAAGAGATCGGCAAGAGTTTCGGCACGGCCCACCAAAAACTAGACATGGAGTATGAGGGCTTCCGTTACCCCGGTTGCGAGATCACACCGGAAGAACGTGAATATATCGCAAATGACGTGCTAGTTGTAAAGGAAGCGCTTGAAATCATGGTTGCTGATGGTCACTTGAAACTCACGATTGGAAGCTGCTGTCTGTCGGAGTATCAAAAAATAGTCGGCTATCCCTTTTATAAAAAGTGGTTCCCGGACTTGACGGTAGAGATGCTTCCAGAAGTATATGGCGCTAAGACGATGGACGCCTATATCCGCAAAGCATACCGGGGCGGATGGTGCTACCTCGTACCGGAAAAGCGCAATATCGTTTATCAAAACGGGACAACGGCAGACGTTAACTCATTGTATTCTAGTATGATGCACAGTATGTCAGGAAACAAATATCCTATAGGCATGCCAACCTTTTGGCGGGGGAATCTCATACCTCCGGAAGCACAAGCAAGCTACAGTTTCTTTTATGTGCGAATCCGCACGCGATTTCGGATAAAGCCTGATAAGCTGCCGTTTGTGCAGATTAAAGGTAATTTCTGGTATCGGGGCACAGAATCCCTAAAAACATCAGACGTGTACGACCGCAGAACAGGTGAAATGTGCGAATGGATAACAACTCCCGATGGGGAACGACGGAAAGCTATAGTAGAGCTGACGCTTACAGAGATGGATTTCCGGCTGCTGCAAGAGCATTACGAGTTAACGGATTTTGAGATTCTTGACGGCTGCTATTTTACCGCGGCAAAGGGCTTGTTTGACGACTACATTGACAAGTACGCCAAAATCAAAAAAGAATCAAAAGGCGCGAAACGCACCCTAGCTAAATTGTATCTTAATAATCTGTATGGCAAGTTAGCAGCTGGAGACGATAGCAGTTTCAAGGTCGCATACCAAAAACCGGATCGCAGTATCGGGTATACCATCGTGGAGGCCCACGACAAAAAGCCGGGATATATCCCCGTAGGCGCAGCTATCACAAGTTATGCCCGCTGTTTCACAATTCGGGCGGCGCAGGCCAACTATTACGGACCAGACGAGCCGGGTTTTATCTATGCGGATACCGACAGTTGTCACATGGATATCCCGCGCGACGCCGTTCGCGGCATGAAAATCCACGACCGTGATTTTTGTTGCTGGAAGCTGGAAAGTGGATGGGATATGGGGCTATTTGTCCGGCAGAAAACGTACATAGAGCACGTCACGTCCGAGGATGGGGAAGTAATTGACGAACCGTTTTACGATGTGAAGTGTGCGGGCATGCCGAAACATTGCAAAGAGCTATTTTTGAAATCCGTTGAGGGATGGAAGCCAACGGAAGATGATCCCGAAAGTGAGTACCGGCCTGAAGAGCTTGCCTTCTTGCGTGAGAAACGAGAGATCACGGATTTTAAACTAGGCTTAACCGTCCCCGGCAAGCTACTCCCTCGAACGATCCCGGGCGGTGTGCTGTTGTGTGCGACAACATATGAAATGAGGTGATAACAATGACAGACATGGAGGCTAAGCGTCTAGCCGTTGCGATTATTCAGGTAGGAATGCAAGACTACGTCCGCTGCAGCAAAGAGTTGAAACCTCTAAGTAAAGAGCGCGGTAACAAGTCTATGTATGCCCGTACGCAGAATCGAACGGAGGTGGCACAATTTTTCAAGTCTGACTGGTATTACTTTTTGTGTGAATGCTTAGGGCTTGACGATGAAACCGTTAAAAAATGCATTTTGCGGGAACAGATGGAGGTGAAGCGCCGTGCGAATGCAGTTTAAGCTAACCGTCGTATGCAAAGACGGGAGTGAAGTGGAGCATCAGTTTCCATTTTGGTACGACTTGCTGAACTACGTAACAAGTATGACCACTTTGGAAATGAAGAGCTACAAAGAAATCAGAGCTGAATATATTAAGGGGGTATAACAATGAAGGTGAAGATTGTAAAGGGCAACGGTGTGAAAACTGTGGAGGAAATCAGAGCAGAGAAACTGGAAATGCTGAAGCGCAACGTGCTTGAAAGCTGTACTCGATCGATTGCGGAAGCAGATGCAATTGCCTATGCTGTCAGCTGTGATGACAACTTCGTTCTGGAACTGATTGCGAGAACTTTGCTCAACTATGCGAAAAGGAGCCGTGACGATGAATAAAATGGAGTTGCGCGAGAGACTGGACGAACTACGAAAAGTAATCAATGGAGCTAACACGATGGTATTCAGTGGGGACATGTTCCAAGCCGCCGGGTTTACGACTATGGCCATGCAGCTCATCCGTGGAATCCTGCGGGATTTAGAAAGGGAAGATGAATAAGGATGTATGACTATGAACAATGACGAACTCATTAGGAGACTTGAAGAAATCCGAAAATGTATCAAAGACGCTTATATGTTATCATTAACATCTGGATGCACTAAGAATCTCGCGCAAATCGCGCAGATCGTACATTGCTTTGATATGCTCGATAAAGTGATCTGCGACCTAATAACGATTCAATAAAATAAGGCTCCCACTTATGTGGGAGCCGTATCAAAATCGGAGAGTTACACAAAGGGATTCACGATATCCGTAACTGTCCCGGCAGCATAATTTCAGCTGTGTGACCCGGGCAGATCAGAGCGTATAGTCTCCGGTGATACCTATTTAATAAGCGAGCGCCTTGAGGACTGCTTCCTTGCAAGACAAATTTTTGAAGCGGAAGGCGCCTAGCTCAAAGAAATATCTGAACTGACTAAGCATTGCGTCGGAACGTCTGAGCATCACGTAATTGACTTCGTGATCCTCTGTTGTAACCGTGATCCGGACAGGGTAATAATCATCGGCTTTATCATCACAGTACATGAAGCCTAGATGCGGATACTCCCGAATCGCGTAGTTCTTCCCGCAATACCGGAGCGTTGCGATATATCTGTTAACGCCCTCCGGCCTGCCGATAAACGCAACGTTGTCATTCAGGTATACGCCCTGACCCGCATAGGCGACATAGCCGTTCTTAGCAAAGGCTCTGTTGAATGCGCTTCCCTTTTGGGCTTCCGCAGCAGAATCCACATAACCTTGCTCCAGTACGAAACCGTCACCCTTCAGGAAACGCGTTTCCTTTCGGAGGCGTTCGGAGATGCCCAATTCGATATAATACGGATTGAGCAAACTAACCGGGTTCCCGCACATGTAAACAGGGACATAACGAACTTGTTCGCCCTGCCCACGTGCAACAGAAGCGTGAATGGAAATAAACTTTTTCACTTCATTCGGGGCATACGTATTTGTTTCACTTTGAAACTCATCCATGAACATAGAACCGGTATCAGAAAACAGGTGTGCATATTTCTTGACAGCTTCAGCCTGATTGACGGATACCGCATATCCGCATTCCACGTCATTCAAAAAAAGTTTTTTAAAAACCGCCATGGGCTTTGACGTCATGTTGTCTGTCGGGAACCAAATACCTCTGATATCTTTAAAAAATTTATCTGCGCAATCTTCCAGTTCATACTTGTACCGATAGACGAGCATAAATTTTTCACGCGTCTTTTTGAAGCGGCGCACAAGCATACCGGAGAAATAGCAGGTTTTACCACCGGTTCGGTTCGTTGTGCACAGATAAATTTCGGGCCGCTTGCCGTTGATATCCTGCATAGATAGCAGCTTTGTCCCGTCGTAGTACATCATACAAATACACCACCTATAATTATTATACCACATTCGCGCCTTTTGTCAATTGACAAATCGCACGCGTGTGATATAATGATAATAGGATTCCATTCAAAGGAGGTGAAAGGCTATTAACGTTCAGACTGTTCTTAACATTATCACGCAGGTCGGATTTCCTATTTGTGTTTCCCTTATGTGCTTTTGGTATATTAAGGTGATTCAGGAAAAGCACAAGGACGAGATTTCCGAACTTGCCAAAGCAATCCAGAACAACACTCTGGTGATGCAGCAGCTCGTTGATAAGCTGGGCCATGACTAAAATTTTTCTTAGTCCCTCGGATCAGTTTGAAAACACCTATGCTGGCGGCACCACGAACGAAGGTGAACAAATGGGTTTGCTTGCGGAAAAACTGGCTCCGATCCTTCGGCGGTGTGGCTTTGAGGTAAAAATCGTGCACCGGAGTACCTTGGCAAACAAGTGTAATCAATCTGACGCATGGGGAGCAGACCTGCACCTGCCGCTGCACAGCAATGCTTTTAATGGGACAGTGTCCGGCACTCGTGTAATGTGCATGCGAACTGTTGAAGGTCAGCTCGGTTATGAGTATAGCAAGAAGATTTTCAAGCAGCTCGACGCCATTACTCCCGGCACTAGCTCCAACATTTCCGCGCAGCCGCAGCTCTACGAAATCCACGCGCCGCAGGCGCCTACGGTTTATGTCGAGGTCGACTTCCACGACGTGCCTATGGTAGCAAACTGGATCGTTCACAATCTCGACGTGATTGCGGACGCCATTGCAAGAGGTGTGTGTGACTGCTTTGGCGTGAAGTACAAAGAGGGCGATACCCTCGGCGAATCGGAAATCTACCGTGTACAGGTCGGGGCATTCAAAAATCGCGATTATGCGGAGGTGATGAAAGCAAAGCTGATCGCGGCAGGTTATCCGGCGTTCGTTGTGAAATCGAATCAGTAAAAGAAAGGTGGTGAAAAGACTTGGCTTGGCATGCTAGAGATATTGATTTGGGTGGAAACTATGCGACGGGGTCGCAGGAGAGCATCGACAACGCTAATGAAATGGCTAACCTCTTAGCAGGTCAAGGCTGGTCTATCGCCGCTATTTGTGCGTTTTTGGGTAACAACTCCAGGGAAGGTGGTTATAACCCGTGGAGTTGGCAATTGCAACCAACAGGGCTTGCTACACCCACCTATTCGGAATTTTTAGCGTGGACTGACGAACAAGCAAAGAATCACGGTTACGGTCTGGTTGGCTTCACTCCCGCAAAACGATACATAAATTCTGAAAACGAAGCGGCTTTATCCGCGCACGGGTATGCACCGCATTTTCGGGATAGTGCTCATCAGGGAGCGGCGACGGACGGTGAGGCGCAGACCGTATTTCTGTTCACAGATGTGCCGACAAATTGGTCATCCGGGCTATTCAACTACTACAACGCCGTGTTTACGGAAATCGGCGTTGATATCCGCAATTTTTACTATATCACGTTTGAACAGTTTAAGGCTGGTAAAATTGCGAGTAGTGTTATCCCACTGGACTATTTGACTGGCGCGTTTGAATTGAAGTATGAAAAACCGTATGACAAGGGTGCAGCTTCATCCTATCAGGGCAGATGCTCGGACGCCGCATACTGGTACGAATATTTCACGGGGCATCCTCCCACGCCTACACCGACGACCCGAAAACTGAAAATCTGGATGTCCATGAATGCTTGGACATGAGGAGGTAACACTGTGGCAATCAAAACAAAACAGGAAGTTCTTGACGGATTGAAGAAATTCATCCCGAATGATGATACTTCCGACGATACGCTTGCATTTCTTCAAGACGTCTCCGACACTCTTGATGCAGGCGCTGAGAATGTTGACTACAAGCAGCTGCTGGCAGACAACGATAAGAAATGGAGACAGAAATACAGAGACACCTTTTACAATCCGCCCGATAAGCTTGACCAGGAGATGGACCCTGACCCGGAGCTGAAGCGCCGGTCGTATGCGGACTTGTTCAAGACCGAATAATTTTATGAAAGGAATGATTTAATGCCTAGAAAAATTGCAGTATCCACCCTGAACGCATCCACGATTGATATCCTGAATACCATTCGCGCGAATGCGTCCGCGCAGTATCAGGAACAGGTGCCTGAAGTCGCAACCAACTATGACGTCCGACAGGTCGGCGATGTATTTTTCGGATATCCGAATCTTGCCAACGAATTCCTGAGCGCCCTTGTCAATCAGATTGCCCTCGTCCGAATCCGTTCCGCCACGTTCAACAACCCGTACAGGATGTTCAAGAAGGGCTTCCTTGAAACCGGCGAGACGGTCGAGGAAGTGTTCGTGCAGATCGCGAAAGCGCGTGACTTTTCCCCTGAGAAGGCGGCTTCCCGTGAACTCAAGCGTACGATCCCGGATGTTCGTGCCGCGTTCCACCTCATCAACTGGAAGGTGCAGTATCCCGTTACCGTACAGCGCGAAGACCTCCGTCAGGCGTTCACTTCGATTTCCGGCGTTGAAGACCTGATTTCCAGAATCATCGACAGCGTTATCCGCGCTGCAGAGTATGATGATTTCCTGCTCGTCAAGTACCTGCTCATCAAGGCCGTTTCGCACGGCAAGATGAAGCCCGTCGCGTTCGACGCGGCTGATTCTAAGAACGCAGCAACCGCATTCCGTGGCACGTCCAATATGTTGACGTTTATGAAAAACGACTACAATGCGGCGGGTGTGACGACCGTCACTCCGCGTGAAGATCAGTACATTTTCATGGACGCGCAGTATAACGCGAAGTTCGACGTCGAAGTTCTTGCGGCGGCGTTCCACATGGAAAAGGCGGATTTCCTCGGCAGGCTCGTTCTCATCGACGATTTCACCACATTCGACAACGACCGATTTGCTGATATCCGCGCGGCTGGTACCAACATCGAGGAAGTTACCACGGAGGAACTCGCGCTGATGGCTGACGTCAAGGCGATTATCGTCGATCAGGAATGGTTCCAGATTTACGACACGCTGAATGAGATGTCTGAGGCTTACGTTGGCAGCGGCCTGTACAACAACTATTTCTACAACCGATGGGAGATCGTCTCCAGCTCCCCGTTCAGCAACGCCGTAGCGTTCGTTGACGCTGGCGCGACGATTTCCGCCCCGGCGAATGTCGTTCTGAGGGTTACCGGATACTCGCAGGATAAGGCGGGTAACAAGGTGTACACGCTGACCGGTGACGATCCGGCAAGCCTGCAGGCGTCCAACTTCCAGTTGGTGCAGACGGAGGCAATGACTAAGGCGCTGGTTGCCGTGCATCCTTACGGCGCGATTATCCTCCCGCAGTCCGCGCAGACTGCAAGCTATAAGTATGACGTGGTTGCCACGATGGCAGGCGCAACTTACAAGCTGGCCAACGGCCTTGACAACACGGTCGTGCTCGACAGCCAGCTGACGCTCATCAAGCAGTAAACGGAGGGGCATTGCCCCTCCACCATTTTAAAAGGTGGTGATAAAATGGCTGAATATGTCGTGCCGAATACCACGATTTACATTATCAAGGATTGCCCGTGTGAGCCGGACTACAAGAATACGATGTATTTCAGGAGCAAGGCGGATCAGTTCACAACGTTCAGCAAGTGGATCAAGTACACGCTCAATGCACAGAGTTATCAGAGATACGGCGCTGGGAGAATTCAGGTTGAATTGCCTGTCGAGAATCTATACGATTGCAATTACCTGATTTTCCAAAATACGAACTTCAAGGATTCTGCCGGGAACGTAAAGAAATTCTATGCGTTCATCACGGACGTGGAATATGTGAACAACAACACGTCCACGATTACCTATGAAATCGATGTCATTCAGACGTGGTTGGGTGATTACGAAATCCGGGACGTTTTTGTGGAACGTGAGCATCCGCTGACTGATAACATCGGAGAGAACCTAGTGCCGGAGCCTGTTAGCTTTGACGAATACACAATTAGCTATTATGACGAAGTCAGCTACACATTCAGCGGTGCAACAGTCCCGACAAAGTTATCCAGTTTGTGGATGATGGCTTGGTGGGCTGATGGTACAAGCCCGCACGTTATCAGCGGCCTCCCAACGATGCTATGGGCCTATGCTCAGCCGTTCACGGAACAGGGCCTTAATGCCTTCCGTTCGTATTTGTCCGGCGCTGGTGTGGATGCCAATTCAATTGTGGCATTTGGGCTTGTGCCCGAACTATTCGCACAAATTGGCGCAGTTGTACCCGACACATTATCTACAGTTAAAAACTACCGCTTGCAATTCTTACGCCACTACAACGAAGCATTTGAATCCGCAACGGCTGGAGTTCGGAAAAGTTATACACCGCAGTGCAAGAAGTTGTACACAAGCCCCTATTGGGGATTGTGGGTGACGAACAACTCTGGAAATACAAAGGTTTATCCGATGGAACTTTTCACACCGGGCGTTTCCTCGAATGATTTGTATTTCCAGCTGATTGGTGACTACTCGCCGAATCCTACGGTTATGCTGGTCCCCGAAAATTTCAAAACTGTACAGGGTAGAAATTACGCGGAAAGCATGACGTTATCCGGGTTCCCGCAATGCGGCACTACATCAGACACATACAAGGCATGGTTAGCTCAGCAGGGCGGTGCTAACGCTGTTCAGTTCATCGGCGGTGCACTCATGGCGTTAATGTCTGCTGTTAGTCAGAATTATGCTGGCGCTGTCGTTGGTGCAACACAGGCCGTCGGGGCCGCTGCTCGTCGGTGGGATGCCTCGACGATGGCAGATTCCGGAACGCCGGGTGGAAATAACAACTTGTTAGCAGCTGCGCATTTGATGACTTTCCATTATGGAATCCGGCATCTAACGGCAGAGGCTGCAGAACGGGTTGACATGTATTTCCGTAAATATGGCTATGCTACGAATACCGTGAAAAAGCCGAATATCGGGACAAGGCCCTTCTACAACTACGTTAAAACAAACGGATGTTCTATTGATGGTTCTATCCCGGCAAGCGCAGAAAAGCGGATTTGTGAAGTGTATGACCGGGGAATTACATTCTGGAAGTCTACCGTACATTTCGGAGATTATTCCGTCGACAACTCCCCCGGTGCAACGAATCCGGAACATAGTGAGGTGGTGAGTTAATGGGTGATAGCTTCAAAGCGTGGTTGGCGGCTGATTCATTTAATCGGCTGACCTACAATTTTTATTATGACCGGCTGCTAGAGATGTCCTTGTCCAGATATGAATGGCTCAATCTTCCGGAAAGCGTGGACGCCCGGTTCCTTGAGTTGACACTGTTCAAAAATGGCCTTGCGCTTTTCTTTGACGATGATGTCCTCGGAATGCTGGCTCTCCCGGTTATCATTAGCGGCCCGTTCAACGTGTACAAGATTCCGATCCGGCGCAGGGCGTTCACGCCCGGCGTTAGCTCCGTTAACGAAACGGATAAATCTACCGTGTCAACGTATCACGCAGAGCGAACGAACAAAGACTCAGTTATCTGCTATAATAACATGCTGCACAGCCCTTCCCTTAATATGTGCAGAATGTTCGCTAGGCGGCTTGCGGATATCGACAGAACGATTGACGTCAACATTTCAGCACAGAAAACGCCAGTTCTGATAGAATCTGATTCCAACACCCTGCTTTCCTTAAAGAACGCCTATAAGCAGTATGAGGGGAACTTCCCTGTAATATTTGGCAAAAAGGGAATCGCTGATAATGTTAAAGTGCTGATGACTGGTGCGCCGCTAGTGGCACCCGCTCTGCAGCAACTGAAGCAGACTATTTGGAACGATGCCCTTGAATCGCTTGGCATTGCGAATCACGGCGCTGACAAGAAGGAACGCGTTAACACGCTGGAGATTCAGGCAAATCAGGGCGGCACGATTGCAAGCAGATATTCCGGCTTGATCGCAAGAGAGCAGGCTTGTGATGCCGTCAACAAAATGTTCGGTACGAATATCGGCGTTAGATACCGCGAGGAAGTGACGCCGGAATCCTTTATGGGTGGATCGGACGGAGGTGGGGAAGATGAGTAAATACACAACACAGCTGCGCTATATCTGCGAGGTCGAAGCTGGCTATAAGGAATCACAGCCGTATAGCAAGGTTAACGAAATCGTAAAGGCGGCTGCACCGAAAATCTTCAACGCCGAAGACTGGCCTATCTTTGATGAGAATTACCGGCTTGCCCTTGAAATCAAGATTCTCAAAGCGTACTACACAGAAGAAATCAGCATGGAAACCGTAGGGCTTTGGAAACTCCGACTGAATCAGAAGTTATCGGAGATCATGCCGTACTACAATCAAATGTACAAGTCGGAACTGCTTGAGTTCAATCCGTTGTATGACGTTGATCTTACACGAACGAAGATCGGCAAAGGTACGAAACAGACGCAGACTGACAGTCAGGGCGTGACGTCCTCGACGTCGGATTCCTCGACAACGTCCGAATCCTCGAACACGAACACGGAGAGCGAAGTCAACAAGTACAGCGATACCCCGCAGGGCGGTTTGACTGGCCTAGAGAATGGCCGCTATCTGACGGATGCTAGAATGGTATCCAACAATGGGTCTGGAAACGCGACAGGCAGCGGAACTAGCAAGGCAACGGGGAGTAGTCAGAATGTTAACACGTCAAACGAAAATGCGGAAAGTACGGATGAATATCTGGAACATGTTTCCGGCGTGAATGGTGGCGCGTCCATTGCGGAGCGCCTGAAAGAATACCGAAGCACGTTCGTCAACATTGACCTGCAGATCATCGAAGAACTCGAAGACCTGTTTATGAAAGTGTGGTGATACAGTGAACAGTACGTTTAGAGTTGTTCTTGTCAAAAAGAGCGGGTTTGAAGTCATCAGCTTTGACGATTGCATCAGCGTTACCGCGATTCCTATCGTTGCGACTGATGGCAAGGCGTGGAAAATCAAACTAGCGTCCGACACGGGGAGTACTGATATTCGCAGTTACGCAATGTCACAGTGGTGCATTGCAATTATGTAAAGGGGGTATTTTATGAGCGACATTCCTAATAAGCTGAGATTCTGTTGCCTGCCGGTTCTGCCGACGATCTTCTCGGACGAGCTTAGTTACCTTGATGTGCTAAGCAAGATGCGGGAGTATATCAATCAGATGATTGATGCAATCAAGCAGCAGGACGAAGACATTGCCAACATGCAGACGCAGGTCGACAAGATTGATCTCAGCAAGTATATTCAGAATAGTGGCGGTACGCTTACGGGGCCGTTGTTCTTCATCGATCAGAAGTCCGTGGTGAAGAACGCTGACGGAACGTTTACGATTCAGAGTAATAACCCTGTCGTGCTCAAGGGTGGGCAGACGGTGGCGGTGAATGCTACGGGTGGTATTGAACTCCGCAGCGGCGGTACGGCCCTAATCACTGGCGCCGATGGAGTTAGCATTCTCGACAAATCAGCCGCAGGCGTCGCGGTGTATGAGGGCAATACGGCAATTGCTGGCAACATTGAAATAAACGGCCATACGACGTTCGATAAAGTGGATGTTGATATGCGCAACGCAAGAACCAAAGTGGCGAAACCCGTGGAGGACGAGAACCCTGCTACAAAGAAGTATGTGGACGAGCACGACGATGTGACGTGCGGTTATATCACGGTCGCTGTTGATGATACCAAAAATACGGTGAATGTTCATAGCGAGAGCCTTATTCCAAAGGGTGAGCTTGGTGGATACTACGTCGACAACGCCGGGAATCTTTGGCATGCTACGCAGGTCGTTGCTGGTGGGTTTACGCTGGAAAATCAGAACATCAATGTTCTTGCAAATGCGGAGTTCGTTAAGATCACTGGAAACACTAGCGTGAAGAACATCAATGTGAACGACACTGGAAGTTCGACGTATCAGGCAACTACGAACGTCCTGGTTCACGGCGGGACGGACGTCGACATTACTGCAGGACAGGGAACAGTCGGCATTGAGGGGCCGGTTGTTGATATCCATGCGGCGAAGCACATGAATCTCGTTACTGATTCTAACGGCGATATCATTATTGGTGTCAACGGGCATACAATGCTGCTATCAGGCAGTAACATTTCACTATCATCCGCTCAGGCTGGTGATGCCGGCATAGCACGTTTGATTGACATCCCATATAATCAGAAAGCTCAGTTCGGCAATTTTACAATCGCTGCACAGAACTCCAACGATTATCGCGTTTTCATGATTGCAAACTCGTCAGATGCGCCAGTTGCAAACGTAACTGCCCCCGTGTTCATGGTCTTTTCGACTGCAAGTCGCGGTGTACGAGACGGTATTGCCGTTGATTCCGCAGGCGTTATTTACAAAGTAGTTCACAATTACAACAGTCGGTCTTTCGAAATGACCAAACAAACGCCGAATGCCGGTGGTGCAGCAATGAAGCAGTTCGATACCACCAACGGAGTACCTATGATTCCTATCGCGAATATCCCGGCTTCCGGAGGCGCAATCTTCAATGTGTCGTTCACGGTAGGGAACAAGGACACAAATGTTTCGAAGTCGTGTAACGGCTCTATCACCACATACAATGGGGAGGTCGTGGACGTAAGAATCCTGGAAATCAGCTGGTTGTCTTCCGCAGATCCAGTGGAATGCCATTGGGTGGATGACGGTCAAGTAACAAAAACAACTGACGGAATTATGATCAATTACTCCGCTACTGATGCAGGCTTTACCGGCTGGTATGCAAAAATAACTTGACATCTTCTGTACATTGTGATATAATGACAATGTAATCAACCACACAGTTCCTCCTTTTGATATAGCGGCCTGGCGTTGTGGGGTGCGTCAGGCCGCACCAATAAACTTAACATTACTAGTGCGCTTTAATTGACTAG